CGTAGTCGACGGTGTACTCGCCGCAGAAGAAGTGCGGGGCCACCACCGCGTCGGGTACGTACCCGGTGCACGTCAGGGCGCCGATACCTTCGGGCAGGACCACCACGCGGGCGGCGTCGGCGATGGCTTCACGGATGGGTGACGGTTCCACGACGCACCCCCTGTCTGCGCTTGCCGAGCGAAACCGGGGGTACGTCGGCGACCTGCTCGGCGACACCGGCACTGACGAGGTGGGCGGCGGCCGCGGTCGGCAGGTCCGCCTCTTCCCCTTCGGCCGGCCAGGGTTCGCCGTCCCTGGTGCCGTTCATCTGGACCAGCATCCGAATGCGCATGGTGCCTCCTATCCGAAGCCGGGCAGAACGTAGGGCTCGATCAGGTTCCAGACGTCCGGGTCGCGGCGGGACAGCCGGACGACGCCCCACTCGGCGCTGCCGGTGACGCCCTCGGGGCTGTTCCTGCGGCGGTAGAGTCGGGCGGCCTGGATGAGCGCGGCCTCGGCGACGTCGTCGGGAACGGACGGCCACCCGAACCGGGCGGTCACCCGGACCCGGCCGGAGCCGGAGCCCCAGCTGCCGCTGAACAGCAGCAGTCCGGTGATGGGCTGTTCATCGAGAAGGGCGTTGTCGGGGGCCGTCTCGAACCCGGTGATCGCGGAGAACGAGGAGCCCGAGCCGGTCTCGACGACCAGGCCGGTGGTGCTGCCGATGTCGTTGACGAGCAGCAGATCCCCATCTCCCCGGTGGACCACCCGGCCTTGTGGGCTGTAGGTCCGCTGCACCGGCTCGGACGTCAGCCCGAACCGGCGCCCGGTGGCCCGCTCGATGGAGCGGGATGCGGCAGCCAGCGCACCGTTGAGCGCTGAGTCCCGGGACGTGTCGCTGACCGGCAGGTCCAGTCGCTCCTTGAGGGCGGCCAGGGTGCCGTACCCCTCGGCCATGTCAGGTGGTCTCAGGGGGCCGCTGCCGCCGGTTCTTCGGCGGCGCGGACCGGGACACCGGGTCGGCCTCCTTGGCGGAGGTGTGGCCGCGCAGGGCGAGCTGCTCGTCGACCTGGGCGACACGGTCTCCCATGCCGCGGTTGACGTAACCGGCGCGCTCACGGAGCAGCGCGGCGACCATCGGGTCTTCGGTTTCCGGATCGGACATCGCTTCCTCCAGCGGGAGTTGGACACGCGCGGGGCCCACCCGGAGGCGGGCCCCGCACGCGCGGGGATCAGACGCCGGTGAACGTCGGCGTGATCAGGCCGGTGCCCGCGATCTTCCGGGCGTGCGGCTGCCGCTGGTAGGTGAAGGCGTAGTAGCCGTAGACCACCAGCAGGATGCCGAGCGTCTCGGCCTTGGCCTGCTCGGCGCGGATGTAGACCGGGGCGTCCGGGTCCTCCCAGAGGTGGCACTCCTGCCGGTCCACGAGGTAGATCTCGTCCTCGTTCGTACCCGCACCGCCGTTGATGGCGATGTTGTTGTCGACGATGACGGGGGTGCCGTTGGGCAGGATGCCGCGCACGCCGCGCCCATAGGCCTCGGCGTAGTTCGCGCCGAGGGTCTGGGCGACGACACCGGGCTGGGTGATCAGCGGGTACGAGGCGCCCATGGCGTTCTGCATCCAGTACCAGCGGCGCGAGTGCATGACCGCGAGGTTGTCGCCGGACGCCTGGTCCAGCAGCGCGGCCTCCATCCCCGCCAGTCCTTCAAGGACCTTGGGGTACAGCTCGGCGGTCGTCGGCGAGGCGTCGGTGTACGCGACCGAGGTAGCCACGTTCGTCAGCCCGACCGACGCCACATTCAGCATGGTGCTGTCGACGCGGCTGGCGTAGGCCCGGAAGAGGTCGTCCAGGATGACGTCCTCGACGCCGGCGCCGCGCTCGATGGACTGCCGGGAAGCGGTCTGCTTACCGGCTGCCGTGCGCACGGGGATCGACAGGGTGGTGTCGTCGATGTCCGTCTCGGAGACGGATCCGTTCTCGGAGGACTGGTTGTCGACGCTGGTCCCGGTGGTGATCCGGGCGATCTCCACCGTCATGCCCTGCGAGGGCAGGGTGTGCTGGCGGCACGCGTCGGCGAACGGCCGGCCGGTGCGGGCCTGCGGCGCGTACATGTCGGTGAGGTACTGCGGGATGACCAGGCCGCCGAATGCCCCGGTGCCGACCGCGCGGGTCTCACGGAGCCGGCTGCCCCGCTCGGCCCGCTCCTCGGTCATGTGCCGGGAAAGGCGGGACTGCGCCTCGTAGTCGCCGAGGAACGCGGCCAGGACGTCACCCTGGAATCCGGCACCCCGCCGGTCCTGGTCGGGCCGGTAGGTGCGCTCCTCCGCGCCGACCCGGTGAACCTGGTCGTAGGCGGGCGCCCGGTTTGCGGCCGGTGCGGTGCGGGCGGAGAGGGCGGCGATCTCCTCGTCGCGGGTCTGCTCGGCGAGCAGCTCGTCCAGGGCGGCCTGGCGGCGGGTGACCTCGGCGTCGGCGGCGTCGCGGGTCGCGACCCGCGCGGTGACGGCCTCCTCGGTCAGGTCGGGCTCGGAGCGCAGCGCGACGAGCGCGTCCTGCTCCTGCGTGCGGGTGGTGATCGCGGTGTCCAGGGCGGTGCGCGCCTGGGCGATCAGGTCGGCGAGCGTCATGGCTCGGCTCTCCCTTGGTCGGTGTGGATTCCAGACGCCCCGTGTCCAGGTCAGACGGCCACCCGAGGCGATGCGCCGGGTGGTCTCGTGCGCGTGAGCGCAGGGCTTGAGATCCCGCCGGACGGCGGGAAGTTCAGGGGGTCAGCGGGCGATAGACAGCTCAAGCAGGGCGCGGGCCCTGCTCGTTGCCGGTGCGGCCGGCTGGCGCAGGGCCGCGCCTGCGGTGTGCGGGTTGGCGCCGTAGCCGACGATGGCGACGTCGCCACGGTGGATGTCGTACCGGTTGATGCGGTACTCCGAGTAGTCCGGGGACCACTGGCCCGACTCGATGCGGAACGCGAACGACATCTCGTCGATCAGCCCGGACCGCAGCTTCGGCGCGATGTACGCCACGTCGTAGTCGGAGGTGTCCAGGCTGGGGGCGTGGACGGACAGGCCGGTGCCGTCCTCGGTGAGGATCAGGGTCCCGGTTGTCGTGCGGGCCAGGCGCCGTAGCTGGTCGTGGCCCAGCACCAGCGGCACGTCCAGATCGCCACGGGCAAGGGAGTCGGAGCCGGCGCCTTCGGAGACGACCTCGGTGTAGGGGCC